TCCTATTAATATGTAATTATTGTTCCTAAATCTAATGGACTTGTAACTAACCTATAGTCATAAGTCTGTGTAAATACTTCTTGTTGGGCAGAACGTTTTGTAAACATACAACCATCAAGGTTAGCATGAAAAAAAGTTGAGCCGCCTACTATTGTTTTTATATCAATATTAGTAGAAGTATCAAAAGTTTGAAATTCAGAAGAGTTGCCACTTGTGTGAAATTGTGTAATATTTCCACTTACAACTCTATCTGTCAAACTATAGTTAGAAGGGTACATTGCATTACTTGCTGCAGTTACAGACAAACTTGCCTGTAATGTTTCATAAGGAGTCCATTCTATATTATTTTGCACACTTAGTGTAGCACTAGATAAATTAGTAACATCGCTACTATCTATTTCTACATCTAGTAAAGGTTTGGTGGGAGTTCTTGTGGCACTCGCTGATTGCAGTGTGCCAGGAAGTGAGTAATTCTCGTCTCCTACCCTACTTAGTTTTTTAGCTTGTCCACTTACTGCTAAAGTAAGAGGTTTGCCTTTTGCAAAAGAAAAATCTCCTTGCGTTATAATACACCCTTCTAATTTGAGTGTACTCTCGTTTGAGACTACATACATATCAAAAGATTTTAGTAATAGTTCTCCTGATGATGTATCATAATCTGTTAAAAGATCAAGCACGATAGATTCATCTTTTTCTGTAGTCAGATGAATCTCAAAACTAAAGTCGGCAGGGTTTGCTTTAGTTACACTCGTTCCCTGAAACATTTTTGTTTGATCGTGCAGAGTCTTTACTGAGTACGCATCTTCCGCAAATGTTTGATTGAACGAAAAAGCGGGAGTAATCTTTACATTGTATCGATTACTCCCATAATGTATATGGAGTTCGCTTTCTCTTAGAAAGTTAAACCCCGACATGTTAACTTACGGCTTTACTGCCTGAAGCTGCATAACCTGTTTGGCTATGTGTTGTAGAGCCTTTGTATTTAACTGTCATTTCGTCACCATTTGTACCACCTTCATCAAGGCCTGTACCAATAGCAGCGAATTCTACTGTTGTTGATATAACATCAGCTGTTTCAATTGTTGGAATTGATAAATGTGCTTTTGGTATATCAAATTCTACGTTTGGAACTGTTCCAGAAGCATTACCCATAAATAGACTCATATTAAATTGAGGACTAATTAAGTTTGTAGCTGCTGATAAATCTGATAATAACTGGTTAGACCCATTAGTCTTAGTATCTAGATAACAAGTTAAAGAACCTGAAATTTGTCTAGCACCACTAAAGGAACCAATTGGTTTGTCAACCTGTCCAAGAGTTTCTGGTGTTAAGTAAGTAATATTATTTGCTATAGTAATACTACCGCCAGTAATAGCGATTGAATATGTTTTAGCATCTAATCCACCTGCTGAAGCACCTCCACCTTGAGCTGAGTCTACGACTAAGCTTAGTGTGGATAGTTTGTTTCTTAGATAGTCGGCATCATCTGGACCTGTTATATCTACGTAGTTAATTTGTTCAACGTAAGTTGAAGTTGTTACAGAACTATTGCTTGAATTGTCTGAAATATCTACTGCAAGCGCTTTTGAAGGGTCTTCAATAGCAGTTGCTACTTGGTCGATACTTGTTGCATTACCTGACCAAGATAAAGTAGCGATTCCATCAATAGAGAAGTCTACTTCTACCTGATTGACTTGACAATCATTAAGTCTGTAAGTTGTATTTTCTAATGCAAAGAAAATGTTAAGTTTTAATAGCTCGTGATGGTCTGATCTTAAGAATGCGACATCGCAATCTGTTCCATCACTTGTTACAGCAGATGCTGAAGTTCCTGTTAAGGCACCTCCAGTTATATCCTTACCTGCAATTGCAGCCCAAAGAATATTTTCTACCATATCATGATTTCCTGAAGTTCTGATACTTGAAGCACCATGCTTAAAAGGTCTTACATATGTTTGGAAAGACCATTCTGCAGGAGCAAGAGAGTCATTGAATCTCTTTTGCGCTCTTTGTGGTGTTGCACCAGCTTCAGAAACTGTAATATCAGTGTTCTCACTAGCTTGAGAAAAACTATAACCATCTAATACACCAATTCTAAAAGTATTTGCGTCTGCTTCGTTACCAACAAAGAGGCCAGTACCAGTTCTTGAACCTTCTACTGTAGTTCCACTAGTAACTTCATTAACAGCTAATGTTAAGCCATTATCTCCGCTTCCAGTAGAAGCAGTAGAAGTTAAAGTATCATTATTTGCATATCCAGTACCTCTATAGTTATTTGGAATAAATACATCTACAACTGCACCGCCTGAGACTTCTTTTACGATAGCCTTGAAGCCAGTACCAGTACCAGAAGTTGTTCCAAAAGTAATTATATCACCAACTGCATGGTTAGTATTAGTACCACCTAAGGTGTCTACACTCTTAATATTTCCTCCGGCAGATGTAACTCCGTTTACTGAGCTAACAAATACTTTGGTATTTCTCGATAGATTTAAAGCCATTGCTTTCTCCTATTTATTTCATCTTTGGAAAGGATTCCGCGTGATATTAATCAGCGTCTTCGTTTCCTAATATCGTACAGTGATACTAATTTCTCCTATACCCAGAGGAGCAATTACTCCTTCGTCAGTACTTATTGAATCAATTGTCAGTGACGTTGTTAATTCATTTGGGTCAACAGTATCGTCGTACACCAGTGCATCGTTCTCATCAATAATTCTTTCAATATCTTCGAGCAACAATGCTAGTTCTTCCTGTGGGTCTTCTGCGTTTTCCACATAAGCTCTCACAGTTAAGTTTAAAAATCTCCATTTAAATCCGCCAGGTTGGTATTGTCTACTTTCATCTCCCGTAACAACACATACTTTAGGATATTGTTCTATTTCGTCTAGAAAAACCATTTTTGATGCTACATTATCAAAAAGATTTAAATTGTAGGGGTGATTTCCATCAATCTCTTTTAGTTTTTCTGTAAGAGCATCAGCAATCTTTTTTCTTTTTGTTCTATATATTGCCATTTATACTCTCCTTAGCGTAAATTTATCTTCTACAAAACCCGCTGCTAAATTTCTTATACTCTTTGTTATAAGTGGTTTTGGGTTATAACCTGTTGGCCATTGTCTTGAGCCATTATTTTCAAAAGTTGAATATGGGTCAAGTTGATAAGTATACTCTCCAACTATTGTTTTCTGAGCTTGTCTTAAACTTGTTATTTGCACACTATCAGAAAATCTTCCTGTTCTGTTTATGAGTGCAGGTCTTCCCATATTTCGTCTAACTTCTGCTGGTAGTCTTCTATTTAATGTAGCCTTTAATCTGGCTAAAGAGTTTACGTCTACCCCCGATCCTCTTTCTTTTTTCTGTTCGTTCTTTAGTATTTTTCCACTAACTACGACTCTTTGCACCGCTCCTAGATTAACACTTCTTTTTTTAGTAGTAATAGTACTTCCAGAAACTTTTACAACTTTCTTAGGAGTCTTTTTAACAGCTTTCTTTTTTAGTACTCTTGCTCTTTTATTCTTTTTAGTTAAGTTTTCTACAATTGCTTTTGCTGCTCTATCTGCCATTCTACTTTTTGCAGATGGGCTTCCTTCTGCTGCTAAAGCTTGTTGAGGATTCATAGCCTTGACTTTGTTTTCTAAAGTTTCTGCTAAAGCTCCTTTTATATTTTGAGACTTTGAACCTAATATTTGTTTTTTAATATTTGTCCAGTCTGAAGGTTCTTTACCTTGGCTTCTTATCTCCCCTTTTATGACCCTTGTAATACTTATAGAGCCATCAGGCATTGTAACTTCTTGTTCTTCGTAAGTTATTCCTGTACTTTTTACTAAACTATTCTGTAAATCAGTAGTAAATCCTTGTAGTCCTTTAAACTCTAAACTCATTGCCAGTTCTTCATTTCCTTGCAATTCATACAGTATTTGTTCTAAACCATACTTACCAATTGTGGAACTTGGATCATGAGCAAAAGGAGTTCCGCTACCAAAAGCCCCTGAAGCATAAATGTTTCCAACTTTTGTGCCTTTTCCAGCTCCTTTCTCTACACTAACAGCAGCTAAGTTTCCGTCAGTGCTTGGTAAAATCTTTTTCCATTCATCAAATAACTCTCTTCTAAGTGCGAATAGAAAAGTGTTAAGATTAGTTGACATCTTAGCACCATACTCTTGCCCCGCGTATAATCTAATCATCATTCGCTGAGGGGTGGAGCCAGTTAACAGATAAACATTATCTAATTTAGAATTGCTTAACTGATTTATTGTCTTTAACTCATGATTTGTTTGAACCATTGGTAAAGAGTTTAATCTTTTAAAAACTATATTTAATACATTTTTCCAATTTGCCTCAGTATTATAAGTATTATTTATAGTAGTTATGTATTGTTGGTCATACCCAGCATTTTTCATTATTTTGTTAACACCAGTCACCATTGCACTAACCGAAGCATCATCAGTAAGAGTTACTTCGTGAATCATTGTTTTACCAATCGTATTCCTAAGCTTTCTGTCTGTATATTCTTTGACTGCTGCTGTTATTTCTCTTTGAATTAATTCTATTGCCATTACTTATAAACCTTGTAGAAATCTAGTATTCTCTTGATGTGGTCAGGAAAATCTATATTATCTCTAAGGCTAGTGGATACCTCGTTTCTAATTTGGGCACCCTGTATTGTCAATGAAGTTTTTCTTTCATCTTTTAAATAATATTTTACCAAATCAAAACATGCTAACTTTAAGTCTGCTGGAGTTGACGAGTATCCTGCTCTATATGTAACTTTTACTGCTCTTCTTCCTTTTGGAAAAGCTTTATCACTAGTGGCAGTAGTTCTTGTAATTAAATCTCTTTCAGTATCAACTACGTATTCGTATTTTCCACTATTATCTGAATTTTCACTAATTAATGTAGTGTATGTTCCAGATTGTCCATCTCTTTCTTGTACTTCTGATACACTAACAAGAGGGCTTTCGTCGACCATTATCTGAAAAGTGCTATTGTCATGTATATCAAAGTATTCAACTTTATCACTAGAGTAGTAATCTACTATACTAGTACCGCAATAAGTTTTTACTGCTTGGCTTATAGAAGGTATAATAACATTTAATTTCGCATCTTCGCTTACTCCTGTAAGTCCTGCGAAATCTTTGTATTCTCTTAATGTTACTAAGTTTGCCATAATTCTCCTAAAATTGGTGGTTTATAGGTAAACCACCAAAACCATTAAGCATTAAGATGCTTTATAAGCTCTTGCGTGAAC